GCTGCGGTTGTTTGTGCCATGGTGTGTTCTCCTATTGGACGATTTCTTTGATGACGTGCGTCACGACGACCGCGTCAAAATACGTTCCGGACTGTGCTGGCCACTCAACAACACGCGACGCGAACTGCGTATCATCCAGCGACCAGGTGGTCGACCGTAGACCCCGCATCACGTCGGTATACGTTGCCATGTATTGTTCCATCCCGAACGCGACATCCCGCAGACCCATTCCAAGACCCGCGGGTCGGATGAGTGCGAGATCAGTGACGGACCACAGTGCGGTCAGGAGTGGACTAGAGGTCATACTCATTGGCTTCATGCCCTGCGAACGCATCCCGACCGCGGATATAATCCGAACGGGGACGTCCGCCGATGCAATGGAGTTTTTGAGCGTGGTCCCCCGCAGTACCCGGGTGATCGGCGAGACACTCAACGCGGCGACCGCGTCGACGATGGCGACGAGCTGACAGCTCATGACACCCTCCTCGCGTAGGTCGCTATCACCTTGTTGACCCGTGACGGAATCCCGGGCGGCATCTGCGGGACGCCGTCCGTGCTCATAGCCGCTTGGGTGTATGCGCTCGCGTCTGGACTCTTGTAGAGGTGTTCAGCGAGCGAGAGTGTCGCTTCGTAGATGTCTTGGGGTGCAGTCAGACTATACGCCCACTTGCCCGTAATCAAGACCTTGCCGACTGGCGACGATCCTGAGTAGGCCCATTCCACGGTGTCGGATATCAACGTGACGCCGTATGCTGGCCGTCGGTTCAGTGGCAACAGCTCGACATCCGAAAGACTGATCGCGGTGCCGTTGCCATTTGTGATGGATGTGAGCGCACACAGATCGTCGTCGAACTGGAGAGTCCGCAGGTCGGTCAGGTCGCCACCATTCCAGGTCATCACCGGGGTGAACTTGCGGATCGAGTCGGCTGATGACTCGAATACCCGGTTCGTCCTCGACTCGATGTAGCGCTGCGCTTGTGCCGCGGCACTCCCCAGGAGCGTGTCGTCATCGGTTGAGGAGATTCTCATATACGCGCGTAGTTGCGCCGCGGTGACATACGCCATACTAGCTCACCTTGACCGTCTTCTTTGGCTTGGGTTCGACGGGTTCATCTTCCATCGCAACCGCCGCACCTTCGGCGATCAGTTGTTTCGCTTCGGCTTCTGACACGTCGACGACCTCGCCGGGTCTGTATGCGGTGTTGACTTTTCCTTCGCGGAATACGATGCCGATTAACATCTGGATTTTCATCGTTGGGGCTCCGTTCTAAAAAACGCCGAAGAGCGTGCACACTCTTCGGCGTCGTGTTGGATTGCTTACGCGTGCACGCCGAGTGCGAAGGCTTCGATTTGGGTGACGTCGCCACCGTAGCGCCATGATGCGACAACGTAGGTCAAGCCCTTGCGGATGTCACGCCAGCGCTCAATCTGGACGCCTGAGGTGCGCTCACAGAACGCGTAGTAGTTGAAGTTACCGAAGATGATGGATTTGTTGGTCGTACCGATTGCTGGAATCTGTGCCGACAACATCACCGGCCAACCTTCGACCAAGCGCTGACCGTTCACCGTCTCGGTGATGCGGTTGTAGTTGGTGAGGTCAAGGGTCTTTAACGCGCCCCACGTGCTGTTCTGCATGATGAAGCCGGTCTGACCGTTGGTCAGGTATTCGCCAGCAACGTCGGTGCTCAGTCCCACGATCTGCGCGTTTGTGATTGCCGTTGCGCTGAATGCGTAGGTGTTCGTTACGCGGGTCAGCAAACCGTACGGCTGCGAAGAGCCGGTACCGTTGACGATGTAGTTGTTGGCGCTGACTGCCATTGCGCGTGCAATTTCGTTCTGGATGAACTGCTCGAGGTTGCTCGAAGTGTCGGCCAAGAGTTCGTCAGACAAAGCGAATTCCAAGGTGTCCTTGTAGAGTTGGATGGTCTTGGAGTTGGCGAGGTTTGGCTCTGAAGCCGTTGCAGTTACACCTTCGGCGACAATCCCCGGAGTAGCCTTGACGCTCTGCGCAGGCATGATATGCTTCCATGATTCCGTGGTGACACGGGTGAAGCCAACCTGACCCAAGAATGACATTTCATCGCGCTTGGCGACGATTTCGCGGTTGATGGTCGTAGGAACAGTATAGCCACCATCATTGTTGGTTGCTTCGGTCATCGTCTTGTAGAACGAAGCCGCTGCGCTCTTTGCATTGGTCAAGGTGTTCATAACCGATGCGTCGTTTGAACCGCGCATGAAGCTCTTGTATGCGCCGTGGTATTCGTTGGATGCATACGGAGATTCTACTTCTACTGCTGCTGGCAGTGATGCCTTCACTGCTGGTGCATGGAAGGTGCCGCCTGCTACGGGTTCGCCTGCCAACTCGGTGATGGCGGCTTTGACTGCGTCTTTGATGTCGCTCATGGTGTCCTCTGTACTGATTACTGCTGATGTATTGGTCAGACCGATACCCGCCGCAGTGCGCGCGGTTCCCTTGGTCGTAATCCCTGCTGTGGTGCGCGGTTCCGCTGGAGTCGGGGTCAGTGAGATTTCACCTACTACCCACCGCTTGATCTCCCCGTCGACGCGCTCGACGAGGTGCGGGAGCGCACCGGTCGAAAGACCAAGCGCGCCAGATTCCGCCAGCTTCATGACGTCGTCTGCGTAGCGGTGCCGACGGTCGAGCTCGATTTGTACGTCGATTCCCTCATCCATTGGAGTCCACGCCTTGACCGTTCCGATCTGGGATTTAATTCCCCCGAGTGCGTGGTCGTAGTAGACTGGCATCCCAACGAATGACCGCGTCGAGCCGAAGTCGGTGTCTGCACTGAATCGGTCGCCCGTCAGATCGACCCCGCCATACACAACACCTCGACCCGCGAGGGTGTACGGTGCGGTTGCTTTGATTGCATGTGGTTTCGAGTTCATTGGCGCCCCATTAGTCGACGTGCAAATCGCTTCGTTGCTTCTTCCATTATCGCATTGCCGTCAAGTGCTGCGGTTGCGTCCATCTCGTCCTTCCATTCCTGGGGAAGACGTGCGACGAACTCGGGGCCCTTGGCAATCGCCAGCGCGATCAAGCGGGCCTTGAACGTCTCGAATGTGACGTCGCCCTCGTACCGTCCCCAGCTCGACACGGCTGCGTCGATGTCGCCAGGTGTGACGATCGGGAAGTTCCGCGTCTCGGGAATTACAAAGTCAGATGCTGGCATCTCTTCACGTTGTGCCGGGGTCGTGTTGCGGTCCTCGATGGCGGCGATCGCATCCTCCGCAGGTTCCACGGGTGCGGGTTCCGCTTCGGCGATCGGTGCGGGTTCTTCCATGATCAGCATAGACTCCGGAATAATCCAGAATTTACAGAGTGCATTCTCTTCGATTTCGCCGTCGATGATTTCGCATCGGTTCGCCAGGAACAGGACGCAGTTTTTGCACGCCATACCCTCGGCCGCGAACGGGTTATTCTCTGCGGTCACATAATGGGCACCGTTGCCACCGATACCGCGGTCAAATAGCCCGTACTCCTCGACCGTCATCTCGATCGCGTCATATAGTGCGATCTGGCGATCAGTCAGGACGACCGACTCGTCGAGGGCCTTGACGCTCTTGGGTTTGATGCCGTCATACCCGACGGATCGCAGTGCCTTCATCGTCTGTTTGACGTGGTGCGCTGCGGTTCGTAGTGATTCCATGTCGCTCTCGGAATGACGACGTGATGCCTTGGTGCTCATGGTATTCTCCTCTAAAATACGACGCGCCCACGCGCGCCCCTCGTCCCCGCCCCAACCGTACCACGCTTGCCAGCCCTTCCCCTGTTCATCCCACGTCGACCCCTCCTTGTCCACCTCGTGGCGGTCAAAATACGCCACCATACGTCGGACTGTCTCGAGGCTGACCGGTTCGCGGTTCGCCAGTTGATTGGCGCGAGCTAGCCCGACCGGCGTCATCCCGCGCTGTGATTCGGGTTTGCTTGCGCGAAAGTCAAGCGCCGCGCGTGCGTTGTCGGCGACAATCCGCGGTGGAATGAATGTATCAGCCACTACACATTCTCCATTGCTTTTTGCACGATGTAATCGATGATGCCAGACTGTTGTACCGTGTCCTGACTTTTGACCGCTGTTGGCCATCGGTTCTGGTGGATCGGTGCTTGCTTATCGCCGACCACGTATTCCGCATACGGTGCGGTATTCGCGAGGACGGCTTCAGACCCCAACAGGTCGACCCGGTACGCGGCGTTCAGGTCGTGCGACGGGGACAGTCTTGACCCGGTACCGCGCACATACGGAACGGTGATTTCTCCCCGCTTGATCGCCGCTTGTACGAATCGACGCTGTTTTTCGGACTTGTACTTTTGCGCGCCAGCCTGGGGAGGGCGCGGGATGGCTTCCCGCATGACCTTCATGACCTCCGTTGCGTACCCAAGCGTCACGGCTTCGATCATGGTTTGCATGCGCGCCACGCTGATACGTCCGATGTACTCGACCTCAATTGATGCCATGATTACTCCCTGATAATCCCAATCGTGGTCGTACAACGACAGCGGGGATGAGCTGGCGGTCCTTCGGGATAGTCAATCAGCCACCCCTCCTCGGGCTCGAGGTGCAACGGTCCGCAGATCGCGCACACTCTGTCGTCGTTGTCGGTGACCCAGGTTCGATTCGTCTTGAATCCTAATGACCCGAGGTGCGAGCGGTACGAGTTGACCGCTTGAGACGCTGCCCGGGTGGTTTCGGTGATGGCTATCGACATAGCCCGCGACTGATCGTACGACCCGCGCAGTGCATAGGCGATATCGTCTTTCGTCATCGACGGGGTGACGCGGTATTGTTCGACGACCCGCTGGAGAATCTTCTTTGAGTTGTCGTCGATTTCTTTTGACCGATCGGGCACGTAATTCGATAGCCAGTCTTGTACGTACTCGCCCGTCTTCGCGGGGTCTACTTGCGGTCCGAACTTGACCCCCAGATTATCGATACCGGTCGTCATCGTGCGCCCGAGTTCGACCTGGAGTGCGGGCTTGATGATTTCCGCGAGTGTTGGGTCAACGACCTCACCTTTTGCCACCGCTGACGCCCACTGCTGGCCCTTGCGTTGCATGTCGGCGACGATGCGCTCGTACAATCGCCGCTCCTCGGGTGTTAGGTCGTCGACGGTTGCTTTTACCTCTTTGATGACGTCCTCGAGGTCGGCGACCGTCATTCCCTTAACACATCGAGACATTACCGACGCGACCTGGTCGGGTGTAATCAGCGCCGAATCAAAAGAGGTGCGGGGATCGCGCCCGGTCTTGATTCGACGCTCAATTTTTTTTGACAGGAGCGCCCACTCCCCTGCGCTCTTGCTTGCGGTTGCATCGGGGACGCTTACGATCGGCGTGGTTCCGGCTTCGTCGGTTGGTGGAGCATCCGGTACGACCACCTCTTCGGGCGCGGGAGCGGGTGCGGTCTCTTCTGGCCAGTACTCGTCTAGGTTGTCGATGCCCAAGAGTTGCGCTGCCGATCGTGCGGGGATTCCGCCCTGCACATACTGAAGGAATGACGACGCACGCGCCGCTTCGTCGGTCTGGAAGACATCAAGCGTCTCGGGCTTAAAGACGAGCTCGTATTTGATCGGGCTCATGACCTGCGTATTGATGACGGACTCGTACATGGCTAGCCGTGGGGTAATCGTCTCACGCCAAAAGGACTGTCGGTCGCTGTCGGCTGTTGCGTAGTTCGCTGCTGACGCCTCGAGCATGGTTCGCGGTACTCCGATAGTCGCGGCGATAGCCGTGATCGCCCGCTCGGATAGTTCCGGCATCTGTAGCGTATCGATTGGTGGCGTGAGTTGCGTTATCTTGACGTCACCACCGCGAAGAAAAAGGAACTTAAACGCGTTGACGATTCCGCCCGCCGCTTTTGCGTTGACACTCGCTTCGAATTGTTCCGCGGTTGCCCGATCGGTGTACTCACTCGTGTTCATCACCGTGACGGGTTGCGCCCCGCCCTGGAAGAACGCCATAGCGAACGAATTGAGATAGTGCGACAGCTGCGCATCGGTGAGCGCGACCGATACCGGTGCGACTCCTGGCCCGACGTCGTCGACGAATGACGGTTCGCGAAAGTAGACAAGAT